ATTATTTTTTAGTTCGTGGTTTAGGTTTAGTAATTACTTTTTTTTTAGATGGAGGTTCACCACCTGTTTTTATATTTTTTAAAAACTCTGTTGGTTTATTAGCAAAGTTGGTTGATTTTTTAATTATACCTGTTAATAATTCTGGTGAATTTAGCCCTACTAGACCATAAGCAATTGCCTTATACATTGATGCAACTTCGAATTGCTCTAGTATAAACCAAGCAATTAACGAAGCGATCATCGCCGCTATTATATTACTAATAATTTGCTTTGGGGTTTTGTCTTCAGGATTTTTACTAGTAGCTAATCTAGCTACCATTCCTGCTGCTCCAATAAGTAATACTATCCATCCTCCACTTAAAAAAAGTGGGATAAATTTACCTAAATCATTCATTGTTAGTTAATTTAAAGTTTTTATTAACTTACTCTGCAGGTGTGTTGTTTGATTTTTTAGTAAACTTATCTAAAGTATCTGCTCCCATACCTATGGCAGTGATAACTAAAACAGCATTAACTAGTGATTCTGCTGGTTTGAAAGATTCATGTGAGTAACTGTTTAAGATCATAGTTACACACAAAAATAATGTTCCAGTAAATGCTACTACGGGTTTAACTGAGGTTGATCCTCTTTCGTCTTTGAATAAATCAATTATCCATTGTTTAAAGTTCATATTGTTTTGTTTTATATTGTTATATATAAACCATTTTAAACAACCTATTTATAATACATATGGATAAAATACAAAAAAATTATATTTTTTTACTAAAATTTATTTAAACACACTTATTATTTGACTCGAATGGTGAGTTTTATCACCTAAACTATCTATGATTTTTATTCCTAAAGAATCACATATTTCTTTTTCAAGAATATGATCAGCAAATCTATCACCACCTTTGGTAAAAATGACTTCTGCGTCGCTGTCTATGTTTTTTATAGCTAAAAATAAATGGTTAAGTGTTTTACAAACACTTCCATCACTATCTGTTGAGATAAAAACATGATCAACATATTTTATAGCTCCTACTACTTCTTTTCTATAGTGTTCATCCTGAAAAGAAGGTACACCTCGTTTTAATTCGGCTTGTTTGTCATTATTTATAATAACCCATAATTCATCACACAATTCTTTAGATAATCTAAGACATTCAATATGTCCTGGGTGAATTGGATTAGCGTACATTGATGTTATAGCGTATTTCATATTTTTATTTTAAATCTTTATAAATTTGAAAACCAAAATCCCATATTAAAAAATTTATACTTACGATCCAGAGAGATGTTACTACACCTGTCTCAACAAAATGACCTAATGGGTTATAAGTTAAATAAGGGCATGGTAGAAAAGCTACTTGTTGAAAGTACCCTCTATCCCATGTTTTGCTGCAATATCCTTTAATTTTTAATTTTTTCATATTCCTATTACTAGTTGCCATTTGAGCCAACCAATTATTAATTCGTAGTCACCATTCAATATTTTATTATGAGTTATCTTAATATATGGTGTAATGTATATCTGAGAGTATACTGTATCTAAGTTTATTTTCATATTTTATTTTATAAAATGTCCTACTGAATATATATTTTTTCTAATTATTGATGTTAATTGATCTACTACTACTCCTCTTTTTCTATTAGCAGCGTGCATTATTACATTGTTACCTAAATAAACAGCAACATGCCAACCTGATGGACTTGATCGACTCATAAAGAAAAGCAAATCCCCAACCCCCATCTCATCTTTACTTATTTTTGTAGATGATTTATATTGGGAATAAGCGGTTCTTGGAATTAAGATATCAAAAACATCTTTGTATAGTGTTTGTATAAAACCAGAACAATCAATTCCTTTTAAAGATAAACCACCATAAACATAAGGTTTACCTTTCCATTTATTAACAAATGTATCTAATTTTGAAGTAATATCATTTGATATACCAGATATATAATTTGGTAATATTGTCTTTTCAGTAGTTGAGTCTATTTGTTTTTGACTAAAACCTAATAAACTAAACAAAATTAATGGTATTGTAATAAGTTTTTTCATATGTTATAAATATATGGAGGTTTATTTAAAAATCCAAATTGTCTATTTGTTAATGTTACATGTCTATATGTAACGAGTAACTTTCAAGTATTTCTCTAATTACTTCTCTATATTTTTCAGCTACTTCAAGTTCAATATCTGAAGCTTCTTTATTAGTAGCTAAAATTGACATGCCACGTTTTGTAGTATTTCTAAGTTTTTGATCTAAATCCCACATTGAATTTTTCCAGCTCATTCCATTTAATGCTGTTCTAGCATCTTGAAATTCTTCTACACCGTCAAATTCTAAAATTATTTTTGCCATATTTTTGTTATTTATATAAATGTACGATCTTTGTTTTGGGTAGCCAAATTTATTTTAATCCCACCAGTTTCTTAATCCAGAACCATCATACCAGTCATCATATTCCTTTTCGGTTGTTTCTGGAAGTGATTTTATTTCAGCTGGATTTTGTCCTTTTAGGATATCCCATAACTCGGACCACATTGATTCTTCAATTTCACGAGCTCGAGCAAATACTTTAGTATTGTGTTCTTCTTCTTCTGGAGTATTGTTATTTACTAATTGATAGCAACCTGGATGGTCTGGAGCGTCTTCAAATTCAAGATCACGATGTATAATTTCACCTAATTCTTTTTCAGCTAATTCAATAAAGTTTTCTTCAATGCAGTGTTCCATTAGCTTTGCAGCACGCCACATTTTCATTACTTTTTTAGATTTAGAAGATTCTACTTCACTTCCACGTTCATCTATTTTTGCAGCCATATCCATTAATGCTGTTTTCATAAATGGAAGTACAGCATGTTGTCCTGAATACCAACGATAGTTGTATAGATCTTTTCTAAACAACCATAAGTTCTTTAAAAATCTAGGCATATCGTATCTTAAGAAATCCCATGTTTTCCAATACCATTTCTCTCTATTTACCATTTGTTTAACACTATTAAAGAATGTGTCTGTTGTTTCTATTTTCATATTTAATTTTATCTAGTTACCCGACCTGGATTCGAACCAAGACTAACAGTACCAAAAACTGCTGTGCTACCATTACACCATCAGGCAATATATTTTTGTAGTCAGGACAGGAATCAAACCTGTGTCCATCAAATAAATTGATTATGTAATCACTACACCACCTGACTATGCCTTTTTCTGTTTATTGTTGGATTACAAAAGACAAACGTCATCCAATCTCAACCTCCTTATAAACCCTTCCTGTGCACAGAACAAAAAAATGGGGAGGTGTTGTTTTTACGTTTAGTAATCAGGACAGGATTCGAACCTGTATCATTCCTTACAATATTAAAGATTCTATCCTAATTGGAGAATCGAACTCCGTGTTGCCACTTACACCACCTGACTATTTTATTTAAATATACGATCTTTATTTTAGGTAGCCAAATTTATTTTTATGCTTCACCCATTATTCTTCCAAAAGGATATATTGTGGTTGGTTGTTCAAACACATAATCCTGAAGATCCTTAACAGCTGATGCCATGTTTTTGTTATGCTCTACAATCATTCTTAGTAACTCATCTTGTTCTTGTTCAATTTGGAAGATGGTTTTTAATTCTTTTTGTATTTTAATGATGTGTATTATAGCTGACATTAAAAATAGAGCTAATACAAATGTTGTTATTGTTAATACTATGATCATAATTTTATTTATTTTATTTTATTTTTTCCTCTATAAGTAGAAGTTAAAGCATGGCAATTAGGACATAATATCATTAAATTTGACAACAGATTATTTCTCCCATTACCATCTATATGTTCTAGTTCTAATGGAATGTCTTCTCCCTCCCATTTACTGTTATGACACCTTTCACATTCTTTCTTTTTATATCCTTCTAAAAATAATCTTTTTTTTATTCTACTTCTTGAATATCCTGGGTGTTTTCCTTCAAAAATTACTTCTTTAATAGGGAATCTAGATGAAGTATCTTTCTTACCTCCTTTTAAACTTTGGTTTGGTTTGTAATACCCATATTTTGTTGCATATTTTTTAAATGTTGTAAAATTCAATCCTAAAATAGAACAAGCCTCAGCCATAGAATTACTACTATCACATGCTTTTTTAAAGTCTTCTACATTTAATTGTTTTATTTTTCCAAATTTCTCCCAACTGTTAGACTTTAAAGTATCATAATTTTTAAATCCCATAATATTTTTATTATAAATATGGTAGACACTCATTAAAGTCAAATAGATGTGTCTATTAATTTTTTTTATTTTTAAACCCAACATATAGTTACCAATTCCACCAAAAGGGCGTTTTGAATTTAATTACTAAGCATATGTTTTGTAATTTGGTTTTAATTCAATGTTTTTGTTTATTTTACTTACTTTTCTTCCACGTTTTTTACCTGTATAACTGTTTTCTTCAAGTCCTAATTCTAATATTAAAGCTTGTTTACTAAAAGTCTTTAGCAATTGTGCTCTGTGGATTGGGTATATTTTATCTAATATGCTCATATAAATATTTATTTTTTAGATGGACGACCTCTTTTACCAGTTTTAGTTTTAGGTTTTGCTTTACTATTAATTTTTTTCATCTGACGTTCAGTACGTCTTTCATCTTTGGCTTGTTTAGCTTGTTTTTCCCAATTTTTGTCAATACTATTTTTGTATGAGATTTTAATTTCAACTGGGCCATTAGATTTAGCTAAATCGTATTTCCATATTTGAGTGGTTTCATCATCTTCATAATGACGTTCAAATTTAGTTACTTTTTCAACTATGTTTTCAATTAATTTTTTTCTACCTCTTGCCATA